ATTCAATTTGTCATATTTTTTTTAGGAGTTTTTGGACTATTCATCTGGAACAGAACTGAGTCAAGATCTGATATTCGCCATATGGACAACAAGATGGATGCAAACCGTGAGCTTATCCATGCCATCCATATTGAGATGAAGGATTTTCACTCCCAGCTACAGAAGCAGGATGCTGATTTTAAAGCATGGCTGATGAAAAACCGATAGAGATACCAAAATGAGCATACTCGAGAAATATCCTGAGCTTCCCTACAGGTTCCTTTGCTCTGTTGTTGCAGTAGTCGGGAAAGAGAAGATGGATCAGATTCTTGAGTTTTATGAGCACACCAACGGTAATACCAGTGACACGGCCATGCATCTCATGTGGGCGATTTATGATGAAGAGCATTTGGAAAGGAAAATTAAGGAGAGGCAGAGAGAACATGGATGTCCCTGAATGTATTGTTGTCTGTGTTTGTGCCATTTGTGTGAGTCGGCTGATAATCGCCTTTGTCAATAAAATATAAAATTTTAAATATATGAAAAAATTAGCACTCAAACAATTTCCACCACATATCATCGAAACTTTACTACTTGATGCGAAGTCGGGACTGCTAAATTTCAACACTTTGTCACAGGCTTACATCATGAGAAAGCTAAAGTGCACAGAATCAATGGCTAAGCAGATTATCAGGGAACTTGAGATTGCAACATAAGACATACTATCAGACGTTGTATTAAATAATTAAATTGGTTTGTGGGCATGGGTGGGAAAAGGATTCCGATCACTTTGGCGGAAAAAAAGGAAATAGAAAGGCTTCATTCTCAGGGTTATTACATTATGCTCAGAAATATCTATAACTACAAAAACCAGAACCCTGTGGATTGAAATGATCTTCTCAACAAGATCTTTCCCATCCATTCAATCCCTTTTCTCAGAGATTATGTCAGAGCATGAAGATATTGAAGAATTCGGAAAGTGGGCATTCGGCGAAGAATATGAGAAATTTACCAGTCTCGAAGAGTTCCTGCATTCATGGAATAGACTGCATGGTATGGATAAAATGCTTGATCCTGCGGCACAACCCATAGAGGATCGAGACGAAATGGTTGCATTATGGAGGAAATACTTATGAAGTTCTGGGAAGCGATGCGCGAGATGCAGGAAAATGGAAAAAGGGTTCGCTGTAAAAGATGGAACGGACCATACGAGTCAAAGTTTTTTTGGGAGATAGGGTCAGATATGGAGCTACCTTCAGGATGTGACTGGCAGGATGTAGAGGACGAATGGGAGATTTACGAAACGAAATCTAAACCCGAAAATTGCGTACTTCCTTCCTGCAACGAGATTACATTCGCTTCAGGAACTATGCCTATAACTATTGAACAAGAGCAACCAATAAAAATAGCTGTTGACTATGCCTACATCCTTAAACAACTCATCAGAAAATGCAGACGCACAAAAGATGGGACGATTACGGACGAAGCATTGATAAATGCGTGTATGGAACTCTCTAAGGAGCAGGGATAAAAAATGAAACTCAAATCCTATGAAGTTGTGATTTACCTATGCTGCATCGGGGCATTCATTCAATTGATTTGTCTGGAAAAATGGTGGGTGGGACTTTATTTATTGGGCGTTTTGATATTGATTGTGCTTATTGGCATTTTACAGGTGTTGATGGCCAAAAAGGATGAAGAATGAAAATCACAAAATTAGAGATATTTTTTATTGCCTCCCTTGCGCTCAGCTTCTTGCAGCTTTCTGTATTTAAAAATTTTGAATACGCAATCTGGTTTTTGGGTGCTTTGATTTTTTTTCTTCTATTGGGGATCGTTAATATTTTATTGGTGAAAAAATGACAATTCAGATTGAAAATATAGGCCACATAACAAAGATCGCCAATCTTTCAGGCTATGATATAGAGCTGTCAATCAAGCCTGTAAAGCCAAAGAGGACATATATTTTGTTCAGTTTTATCGCTAAAGGAACGTTTCATATTTATGAATTTCCAATCGACATGACAAAAATTTCGATATCTTTCCATGATACACCCAAGGATAAAAATGACTGACAAAGAAACATGCAAATTACAAATATTTTATGATGATCCCCAGTTTACCACAACGCATGAGGGTGTTAGTTCCGAAATGCTACAAAAAGTTATGAAAAGCTTTGAAAAACGTAAGATTTTTTGGTTTTATGGAACTAAAAAACTTGTTGGGGTTGATTTTTCAAAAGTAGTATCTATTTTTTACGAGGTAACAAAAATTGATCCTACAACTTAACCCCTCGCTTCCCATAAAAACTCCTAAAGGTCCAGCCCTGGCGCACTTCCTGATCGACGAAGGAATTGAACACGATATTTTGTGGGTGTGCTTCCAGGATGACACTGGAGAGTGCTGGACGTGGAAGAACAGAGACATCCGGGCGCAGAAGAATGTGACGGCAGGAAGGGAGAATATTTCTGCTTTCTGTGATCCTAAAGAGATCGGCTGGAGTCAACGGGATCCTTTATATCAGGGAGAAAAATGATCTCTGACTTTCTTTTCAAAAAACTGGGTAGGCTAATCCATTCAGAAGAAAGCGATGGAGACTATGAGATACACGAAAGGTTTGCAGATCGCCTTTTGGATGCAGGATACATTGAGTATCTTCAATGGAATGAGCCCTTAGCCTGGGGACATATGCACTGTGTGAAAATGATCTCAACGGAAAAGGGTAGAGAGGCCTATCTGAAATGGCAGCAGAAGAAAATGCTCCCAATAACTAGTGAATCTTATTCGCAAGCAGTCGGCAAATCACCGTCTGAATGTAACTGCACAAAATGCCAGCAAATGTGCCATGCTCCATGTTGCGGATCTGTTGATGATTTTGAAAAGCTTATCGACGGAGGCTATGCCAACAGACTTATGTTTGACGATTTGCCTTCTTCTAGTGACGGAGGTGATATTTTAAAGCCTGCTCTTAAGGGATATGAAGGAAAACAAGCCCCATGGGAAACTGCATCAATCAAAGGATGTACATTTTGGAAAAAAGGAAAATGTGAGCTCCATAAATCAGGTCTCAAGCCTATTCAGGGGAAAATTGCAACTCATGAAGACATGGATGAAGAATATTTCGAAAAGTTTGCTGAAACATCCAAAATTGATTGGGAAAGTGATCGTGGGTTGGCACTTATCGAGAGGTGGAAAAAATTGGTAAACTATCAAAAGACAGATGCAGATCTGGGGTGATTCTTGATGGGATGAATTAACACCAGAGATTTCTCGAGTTAACACTTCCACTATGCAAGAACGCATAAAATTTTAACAATCAGCAAAGTGTATGTAAAGGATGAATGATGAAAAAAATGATGCAAAGAATTATTCGATATCATGACGATCTCTTAATGAAGTATGTGAAATTTAGAGCGGAGCGTACGGAAAAGATAAATCAAAATCTTCGATCGGAGAATGTAAAATTGAAAAAGGAAATTTGGAATATGTCCTTTAGGAAAAAGAGGAATTAACATCAGGAATTGACCGAGTTAACATTTCCTTTATAGAAGAACGCGTAAAATTTTAACAAACCGATAAGGATGATTTTGTGAAGTACTGTCCAAAATGCGAAGGGGCCATTTATCCAAATTTTACCTTAAAGATGTGCCATAGCCATCAGAAAAAATATGATGACTGGCTGAATAAACCTTATTCTCCAGAGGTTAAATGCAAATGTGGAAGCGATCAGTACATAGATGGATTTTTGCAGATGACTAGTCCCCCATCATTTCCTGAGGAAAAAGTATATCGGAGTGCTAAATGCAATGAAATGAGATGTGAAGTCGCGGATGATAGCGAAGTAAGGATTATGGTGAGGAGGTGAAAGAAGAACAGAACTTTGTGTATCTAAACGAATCTGGACAGAGCTTTCCTGTTAGATTTATCACTGATGGGACTGCATATGATTCGGAGGGTAATGAAATTGAATGTCCAAGATGTTCAACATGTCAGACCACAAAAAATCTAGTGATTGGAGTTAGTTTTGATGCATGGATATGCCCAAATGTATGCGAGGAATGATGGAGTGGATAAGCGTTAATACCAGAAAGCCCAAGAAGAAAGATTCTCCTATACTTGCTATCGAGGAAGAAGACTATTTCACAATGCGAGCGCTTCACTTCATCGACGGATGGGACGGGGAAGGTTGGTATGATGCATCTGATGAATATGGAATGAGCCTTAACAAAGACGAAGCTCATTTTCCTTCGTGGTTGAAAAAAGGAAAAATGGCTTATTGGATGCCACTACCAGAACCTCCAGAGGTAAAAAATGGATGAATGGATTTGCTCCGATGACAGACATCCCGACGAAGGCACCTATGTACTATTCTCAACAGGAAACTTTGTTGGAATAGCTTACTTTATAGACGGAGATTGGGACACCGTAGGAGCAAACAGAAGGCATTACATGTTTTCTGCGAAAGAAAAGGCCTATTCAGCTGCCAGACCACAATATTGGATGCCTCTACCAAAACCTGCTGTCTTAAAGTAAATTATTGCCAATCCTGCAATCATGTGGTAAAAATAAAACTTATCACTATGAAGAAGGTATTAAATGGCAGCTCCTAAAGGAAATAAGTTTGGTGTAGGGCATGGAAGACCACCCAAGCATTTTACGGATGAGCAGGTAACAGCTCTCGGAGAAGAAATGCTTATGTGGATGGAAGAGCAGGACAATGATCCCAAGTCCGACGTTGTGCATTTATCTGAGTGGTATTCAGAGGTAAAAGGGATTTTTCCTCCCCAATGGGATGATCTTACAAGAAGAGATAGCTTTTCCGCTTATCACAAAGCAGCAAAACTTTGGATGGGTAAAAGACTCATGAAAAACAAGAACCTGCAGTCAAGTTATGGCAACAGATTTCTTGGCATTTACTTCTCTGAGATCAAGGCCCATGAGATCGAAATGATGCAGATCAAAAACAAGACAGAAGATGAGAACAAAGCAGAGCAGATCCGGCATGCTCTCAGCACTATGCAGCAGTTTAAGGATCAGGTCTCGGCTTTAAACAGCGCTGACATCAAAAGCAGCGAAGAGAGCAAATCATAGTTCGATACAGGCATGGACATAGCGTGCTGTGGAAGATTTTCTATGCTCTTTATCATCATGTCGAGTTCATCAAGCAGCTGTTTACGGCCTGGTTTGTCTAGAGCCTCTTCTTTTTTTTCACCCTCTATAGACCCAGACACTTTAACGGGGATCACGTTGTCTTTGTCATCGACTCTTTGAAAGTTCGCATAGTCTTTTGCATATGATCTGTAAACAGATTCTCCACCCTCGATAGCGATCTCGCCACATTTGCATTGAACGTAGTCGGTCAGGTGAAAACTCTCAATGATGGAACTGCACAACCTGCACTTTGCTCTATTTCTCATAAAATCTTCTCTCTGTTATGGTGTAATATTATGTCTCAAATACTCGCTCCAAAGCAAATGGAGTTTATCATCAACTCCAATGGCAAGTGGAACATAGCTCACGGTTCTGTGCGTTCTGGAAAAACCGTCTGCACGCTCTTTGCTTTTATGGACTCGCTCATAGAGTGCCCCGATTCAAAGATCTGGATGATTGGTAAGACCTCTGAAACCATTTACGACAATGCCATTCGACTTCTTACCGAGCCACAGGGAGGGAATTACCCTGACTGCCTGGCCATTTTCAGACCTCATCTCACATGGCGTCCGGCAAAAAGAGAACTCCTTTATCTCGACAAGGTGATAAATACTATTGGGGCAAAAGACGAGGGATCTATTGGGCTTATTCAGGGGAAAACCTTCTCCAGAGTCTATTGTGATGAGATGACACTTTACCCAGAGTCTGTGATCGACATGATCGACACGCGCCTGTCCTATCCCTATTCCAAAGGCTATGCGTCGATGAACCCTTCCTATCCATCACACAAACTCAAGCAGTGGATTGATAGGGGCGAAGCTGGGGATAAAGACTATTACGCGATGCACTTTGAACTGGATGACAACCTGTTTTTGGATGAATCCTACAAATCCAGAGTGCGCGCTTCATCGAGTGGTCTTTTCTACAAAAGGAACATTTTGGGTCTATGGTGTCTGGCAGAAGGTGCTATCTTCGACTTCTTTGACAGGAAAATTCACACATTCCAACGCCCTCCCTGCGCAGCCGAGTACTGGATTGCAGGCATTGACTATGGAACCATCAATCCATTTGCCTGCGTTATCATGGGGGTATCATCTGGAAAGAATACACAGTCTGGTAAGCGGATCTGGGTGGAGAAAGAGTACTACTGGGATTCCCGAAAGATGGGCAGGCAAAAGACCAACAGCGAGTACGCAGAGGACATTGCAAACTTCATAGAGCCATATAACATAAAGAGCGTTTATGTTGATCCATCAGCTGCTGCTTTTAAGGAAGAACTTAGGCGCAGAAAGATACATGTGGTAGATGCGAACAATGAAGTGGAAGATGGGATCCAGATAATGACATCGGAGATGAAGCGGGGAGTATTGAGCGTATCGTCTGAATGTCCCAACCTAATACGCGAGATTGAAGGGTATGTGTGGGATAACAAGTCAGCTGAACGTGGTTATGATGCACCGGTAAAGCAGGCAGACCACGCGCTCGATGCTGTTAGATACTGCGTGGCAACACACAAGATAGCGACATTTGACGCCGATGCTTACTACAGAAAACAGGAGATGCAGATGCGACAACAGCATGGGTGGGGGAATTCAGCATTTAGATGACAGACACAAGAACAGAAATGGAAATCGTAATGTCGAGACTATCGAGCCTAGAGTCACACATAATCAACCTGATCATCCCTATCCAGAACATATCCCGGGCGCTGACAGACCCACGTTATGTCAACGATATCCGAAAGACAGCAGATTTTATCATCAACAATCCCGTCAAACTCGACGATGCAGAATTGAGGCGTGAGTGTAGAGAATTGAAAGCGTTGCTGCGGGAGTTTACAGAGAATAAACAGGCAGTCGATCTCAACCAGACTCTGGCAGAGATTAAATATATCGGCAAACGTGTCATGCAGATTGAGCAGTGCTTGGCACGGATCGATGCATCAGGGATTAAAAATGATGTGACGATCTCTGTGGTCCATAATGGAATAAGGCCAAAGGATTCAGAAGATGAATACTATAACTCTGTGGATATTTCACTTGAGAATATATGTAACTCGCTTCCGATGAGGGGGTCTGTTTATTTACGTCATTACATAGAAGGCGCGGGAACCGCAACGCAAAGCTCTATTGCAAAAAAGATGGGGATAACATCCGAAAGGGTTGGCCAAATAAAGAAGAAAGTAAAGCGAGTATTGAGCAGTCCTTTCTTGCTGCCTGACATTAATAAAATGAAGGATGCTAAGACCAAGGAAATCTTGAGCATGTTGATAAAGTAGCCGCTCTTGCAGTAATAAAAACTTTAGTGGTACTCTGATGTACTCTACCATCGGAGTCTCATGTCATTCTATTATCCCCCATGGAATAACGCGCTTGAGCCCAATCAGGGCAACGTCAGACAGTGGCTGGATAATCTCTACAGCAAATTTCAGCCCATAGAGCAGAGTCGCTGGAACCAGTCAAATATTGATTCTCTCTTCTACGCAGGCTCACAGACCTTTGTGAACCGCTATTTCAACATGAATCCATCTGCCGGACAAAACCAGTTCTACTTTAACCTGCTACAGCAGCCGGTCAATATGGTAACTGGCTACCAGCGTCAGCATAGGAAAGGGTTTAATTACGTACCAACTGAGGGTTCTGATCCCAATACCACTGATCAGTATACCAAAATCATGACCCATGTGGCCAATAAAGAGGGGATTCATGAGCAGTTCTCCAGAGCGTGCGAGCAGGCATGTATCACAGGTCTTGTTCTCACGCAGCCCTATCTCGACTATTCTGGCGATGATCAGGCTCAGGGGTCCTTAAAATTAAAAGTGTGGGAATACAACAGCTTTCTCGTCGATCCATTCGCGCGGAACTATGATTTTTCTGATGCACAGTTCATCTGGTGTCAGGAGTACATTTCCAAAAAAGAAGCCGAGGATCGTTTTCCCGACAGGATGCAAAACATCGCTCCAATGGCAGGAACACCCCAGCGCTACGGATCTTTCTATTTCCTTCCAGAGAACTACAATATGGCCAGGAACGATCTTCTGGTCCTTTCCTATGTCTGGTACAAGTGGAAGAGAAAAAAGAAGCGCCTTTATTCCCGTACGCGTAACCAGTTCTTTGACTTTGCCGGTGGCGATGGGAATCTGGAAGCCATTCTATACAATATTCCGGATATGGAAGTTGTCACTGTCGATGTTCCTACATGGAAACTGGCTGTTGTTCTCAATGACCAGCTCATGTTTCAGGGTGACAATCCTCTTGGATTTGATGACTGTCCTTTTGTCCCGGTATTCTGGAACTACGAGCCCCATCTCAGTTACTACGATCTGAGAGCAAGAGGACTTGTGCGCACCATGCGTGACAGTAATTTCCTCATGAATCGCCGCATCATAATTAACCATGACATATCAGAAGCTACCATCAATGCGGGCTGGAAGCGTAAAGTAGGGGCTGTTGCCAATGAAGACAATCTCAAAAAGTCAGGTCAGGGATGGGATATCATTATCAATGATGGGTATGAACTGTCCGATTGCGAAAAGATTATTCCTTCTTCTGTTCCCGAGTCAGATATGGCGCTTGCGGATCAACTCCGTTCACTCATATTTGGTACATCGGGGGTAGATTTAGAGAACTGGAGTGCGCAAAATGACAAGCAGGCATCTTCTCTAACTACCATGCTAAAGCAGGCAGCCAATCTTCTTGTTCTTCAAAAGTATTTCGACCAGTGGGATTTTTCTCTAAAGACACTTGGAGAAAGAATGCTGCAGATTGTGCTTAACAACTGGAATGCAGAGAAGGTTGGGCTGTTAATTGGAGAGGAGCCATCACCTCATTTTTATTCGAAGGTGTTTGCCAAATATCAGGTTCTGGTTGAAGAAGGAGTTCTTACTCCGACCCAACAGAACATGCAGGCCCAGTCGCTTATGGATATCAACGCGGCCTTTGGAAGAGAGGTGTTTCCGCCATCCATGGTTGTTAAAAATCTCAACATTCAGGGCAAAGCAGATGCGATCCAATTCCTTAAAGACCAGGAACAGCAGGCAGCAGCGGTACAGTCAGAGGCTACAAATATTCAGCACGCTTTTGAAGAGGCTCGACTCAAAGAACTCATGTCCAAAGCAGCCGCCAACCTTGCCACAGCTAGAGAAAGACATGGAAGATCTCAGGCTGATATTGGACTCTATGAAGAGAGACTTAGTGAAATTACAAGGAACAGAGCGCTTGCGACCAAAGACAAGATGGAAGCGCTTGAAAAAATGGTGGATGTCACTGCTAAGCTCGGAGCCATAGAGACAATGGTCAAGCTGGGACAGATCGAACAGTTCAATGACCAGCAGTCAATTGGTGAGGATATTGAGAAGCGTGATGCACAAAAGACAAGCGACTCCAACCAGTTTTTGATGGAAATGCTGAAGGGAATTCCTGGAATGCAGCAACCGCAGCAGCAGCCCCAGCCTGGTATGGATATGCAGCAGGGGATGATGTAAAGAATTCCTTGAGCAATAAGGGTGCTCAGGTATAATAAAGGAATATTACGCTATAGGAGGAACTATGAGCGGCAGAAAAATTAACGATCATTCGTTCTGGGCAGGCGGCCCTGGCAAAGATTCAGTACTGCCAGATGGTCCCCACAAAGTAAAAGCTGAGACATCCGCAGAGGGTGCTGGTTCTATCTCCAAATATGAAGATACAACTGAAGCAATCCGCGCTCAGCAGGTAATGGGTGACAAGAAAGTGAAGAGCCATCCGATGAAGGCCGGTTACCGTTATTAATTTTCAGGGGATCCGGTCGCGTTGTGAGCATGACTAATTCCCAAATGGGTCCCCTGTTTTTTGGAGTTGTTATGAAAAAGGTTATCAAAGATCGGATCTCCCCCAGACAAAAGGTCAATGGAACATATCCATGGGACTTTGCGGCTCCTACCAAAGATGTGTCCCACAGTGGATGCCTGTCTGCCGGTAATGACTATGGTGTTGGCTTTCGTCAGCCCGTAGGAAAATTTAAGGCTGAAGGTCCAGCATCTGGCCCGATCCCCCAGTCTCCCGTATCATTTTCTCCCAAAGAGATTTTCTATGGCGAAGACAAAAAAGGGTAGTGAGCTAAAGAGATTCGCACATGTTGCCAAGACAAAGTTTGGTATGGGCGATAACTATGGGACAGGCTTTAAGAATCCCATAGGCAAGCTTAGATCTGACACTGTTGGCTACAGGCCTGTCACAAAGAAGCAGATGGGAACTCCACCGAAGTCTGTTGTTTAGTCTGTCTGGCCCTAAGCGAAATTTCCTTATAGATCAAATCAATCGCAGCGTCGCTCAAATCGTCATCTTCTCTGGCTTCCAGTTTCCCCGGGTTTTTCTTAAAATCTTCAATGCTTTCTGACACGATTTTGTTTTCAGTAAGAAGTCCTCTTGAATATTGACCCCAAAGCGCCCTGTCGGGAATCATCCAGATAACCTTGATCGTATCTGTGCCAGGATATGCCTTAAACAGCATCGAATTGGACTGGGCTTTTGGTTTGGTAAGCCTGGGCTGCCATATAAGGCGCTTCGTTGCCCCATCTGACTCTGTTCTCGTGTGTGCAAAAATATAGAAAGCATGTTCACCAAATGGTCTTTTGTTGATCAGATCCTGACAGCATTCAGCAATATCAAAGCTCTGTTTTGTCAGGTGAGTGTACCTGTCATGGGCATCAAGTCTGTTTATCTTCATTTTCTTCTTTGTTAAGTAGGTAGTTTTTAAGAAAAGCGAGGTCTTTTTCTGCAGAGTGGTGAATCTTAATGACTATCTGGGGAACAGTGTCACAGCATCCATTGATAAACGGCTGTTCCAGCTGATGGGCAAAGTGTTTAGCGAGCACATTCTCCACCACGTATTCACCCTTAATCAACTTTTTGATTTCTTCAAGGGTAAGTTCGATATTCAGTGTCACAGTTTTAGTAATCTGACTCATCTGTTGCCATCAATTAAAATTTGATATTTAATACCGTAAAACAAATCGCTTGTCGGCGTCAAGACAAAGGATAAAAATGACAGTTCCACCAAATGACTCTATCGTTAGCAATGAACAACCCGTCGATCTGGAGACAAACTTTGCAAGACAGCGAAGACACTACGAGAAACAGTTGGAACAGGAACGAAATGCAAGGCTTGCGGCTGAAGAGAGAGCAGCCCAGTTGCAAAATTCTATGGGAAGCCGTTCAAACCCAAAAGATGAGGTAGACGATGACGATGACTCCGAACCCTACATCGACAAAAAAAGGCTTAAAAGAACGCTTGATCGCGTCATTCCAGGCGTGCGCGAAGAAGCTAAAAATGATGTTCGTCAGGAAGTTCAAAGGGCGATAGTTCAGGAAAGAAGAAATGCGTGGATGAAGACCAATTCAGATTTTCAGGAAGTGATGTCACATGCGCAGACTTTTGCCGAGAGATTCCCGGAAGAAGCGGAAACTATTCTTGAGCTTCCCGAGGGATTTGAGAGACAGAAACTTGTCTATCATGCCATCAAACGCCAGCAGCTTCATAAAAAACCAGAGCCCCAGCAATCCATTCAGCAGAAGATTGATGCCAACCGCAAGTCTCCCTACTATCAGCCCTCTGGTGTTGGATCTGCTCCCTATTCATCGGGTGGAGATTATTCACCAAGCGGTCAGAAGAACGCCTATGAAAAGATGCAGGAGCTAAAACAGAGATTAAGGATTTGAAAGGACTCCAGGTGCAGGATTTGAACCTGCGGCCAACGCATTAACAGTGCGCTGCTCTACCGCTGAGCTAACCTGGAATAATAGATCTTTTGTATGGGGCATATGAGTTTAAAGAAATCTGTCTTGCCGAATGAATGTCGGAAGACGGGATCTCATAAACATCCATCTGTTCGGTAACAACAAAAATAAAGTCGCAGGAAGCCGGATCAAACTTCTTTATCGAAGTGTTTGGCTGGTTTCCTCCGCTGCTTCTTATGTTTGCCGAGTATACTCCATACTTTGTCTTGTATGAGCATGAGACAACTTTGATCCTGAACAGCCCCTTTTGATCGTCAAAAATCAGATTATATTCACAGGGAGAAAGGGGAATGCTTACCATACCGCGCAGAGCGTAGTAGGAGATTGCAATTCCAACAGCTCCCTTTCCTCTGATTTCTTTCGTCATAACACCATCCTAACAGTCTGCTGTTTTTTCAAAAATATGAATGAATTAATATACTGACAAATAAACGTTTTACTTGTTAAATTAAAGATTCGCTAGCGCAGGCGTTACTGCGCACTCGCTCTCACCGGCGTTAAGGTGAAAATCGCGTAAGGAAGATTTCGCAACTTCCATCCCCGGTATGTCTGAAAACGGACGTAGTAGGTCGTTTCGTCCACCGATCAGCATGCCAATAGTGACTCGACAATTGAGAATCCCATGTCAATTACTACAACTGGCAATTTGGGGCCAATGATCCTCCAGTCGCTTGCGCCTGCGATGCTCTATGTCCCAACGCCAACAATGAACTACATTCTCGTTTGCGACAAAGTTTCCATGCCAGCAAATGGCGGAACAACTTGCCGCTTTATGAGACCAAGAGCTCTCGTACCACCTACTGTCCAACTTGGCAATAGTGGTATCGATCCCCCAGCTCAGGTACCACAGCGTGATATCATCGATGCACAAATGGCATTCTTTGGTACAGGCTGCATCATCAATGAGCAGGTTATTCTGCAGGACCAGGAAGGCGTACTCGCCTGGGTTTCTGAGAGACTCGCTGTTGCAATGCGTCAGGCTGAAGATCTTATTCTGCGCGACTACATTGTTTCTGCTGCTTCCCAGATTTATGCTGGTGGCGGATCCAATGGAGATAACCCAACCAACCTTGGAGTCACAGACTTCTCGCTGGTTGCTGCAACTCTCGATACCAACAATGCCTACAAATTCATGTCAGGGATTGAAGGTATGGATCGCTTTGGCACAGGTCCTGTTCGATCTGCATATTTTATGCTCAGCTCAACAGAACTGCAGCCAGACTTTGATGGAATGACAGGATCTGGATTTCTTTCCACCTGGCAATACCCAACAAATGCATCTGCTCTGCCATCAGAATATGGTTCAGTTTACAACATTCGTATTCTGACAAGTTCTGAAGCACCGGTTGCAAGAGCATCCTCCCAGAATGCACAGGACGTGTATTACAATACAGTTCTCGGTAAGCAGGCTATCACGCATATTAATCAGGATGGATATTCCATGAATCTGATTTATCGCGATCCCTACTATTCCGGCATGCTCGCACAGAACGCAACTCTTGGTGTTAAGTTTGCGCAGGCGCAGGCGATCACGCAGGATACTGCAATCCGAAACCTTCTTAGCACCAGATTAAACTCTGCTGCAGGACCATAAGGGGGAAATATGGGCGAATATAACAAGATTTTAAGAGGAACATTTACATCTACTGGTTTTGCCCAATATGTAAATCTTCCATTCCAACCGACAATGGTTGAGATGTGGAACTACTCTGCTTTTGCAACACCTGCAAACCATGGAATTTCCAGAGCATACTGGGATTCTGCAATGGGTCAGGGATTTGCAGTAGTAGATTTGTTCAATGCAACTCCAGTACAAACAACTGGTGTTGTTACATCCAATGGTATCAGCACATTCAGTGCAGGACTTGCACTTCAATATGGACCATCACAGGTCATCATTGGCGCAACCGCTGCAAACCCGATTGTATTTAACGTGACAGCTCACGGTTATGCAGTTGGCGATGTCGTTGTATTCTCAAACCTGTTTCAGACAACAACAACTGGTATGCCACAAATCGTTGGTATGCCTTTTGTGATTAGTGCAGTCGGCGATGCCGACCACTTCTCTGTTGTGTGGCCCGGTAACGGATCCAACTACACAGCGCTGTCAGGTACACCAGTTGTAAACGGAAGAAATGCTACAGTTAAAAAAGTGCTGTATCCTTTCCTCTATTCTCCTGGAGTATCTGTCATTGAAGCTATTACAACAGGAACAACAACAACTGTTGTTACAACAACTCCCCACAACCTCGTCGCAGGTCAGGAAGTTGCGTTCCGTATCCCAGCAGTATGGGGAACAGTTCAGCTTAACTCACTGCCAGATGTTCAGATCCCTGGATCTCCGATCTATGGATTTGTACAGTCAGTGACAAACAGCACAACTGTTGTGGTTAATATTAACTCGACTGGTTACACAGCGTTTAATACCAACCAGACTGTAGCGTCAACTCCTGGCACTACACCTCCTCAACTGATTGCAGTGGGTGATGTCAATACAGGCGGCGTGCAATACAGCGGCGGCAATCTGTATCCTTCACCTCTTGTTAATGGTGTAAGCACTATTAATGGTCCTGCAATTCAGGGCGCTTTTGTAAATAACACACGCCAGGGATTTGTCATCGGCGCGGGAGCTGCAGCATCTGATGCTTCTTCTTCTCTCGTTGGAGCAGCCGGTAATGTTATTTACTGGAGAGCAATGCGCGGAGACTAGTTTTTTTGGGGGCTGTGCAAATGGCCCCCTTTCTTTAAACCTATACAGGGTATTTCCATGGGTTTCGTTATTGGTCCTGTGGCTCCAGAAAACAATCCTCCCATCGAGCCCCAGTATTACCTTCCCAATAGATTCAACATTTCCCAGATTGCAACTGGACAAAAGACGACAGTCACAACGACAGTCGATCATAACTATGTCACTGGACAGCTGGTTAGACTTACCATTCCATCAATCTGTAGAGCAGAAGCCTTAAACGAGCAGTCGGGGCTTGTAACTGCTATTCCTGCCGCCAATCAGGTTGTAGTCGATATCTTTTCCCTCTATGTCACTCCCTTTGTTCCGGCTCCATCTACTGGCACACAACCGGAAATTATGGCTATAGGGGACGTAAATAGTGGACCTACGAATTTTGGACGCACAAACAACACAACATTTATCCCGGGAAGCTTCATCAACATATCACCAGCGTGAAAGGTGTATTGAAATTCTTTGAGAATAAGCTTATAACTGGATAAATATTAAATTTTACTTATGAGGTGTCTATGTCAGAGATGAAGAGAGCGAGGTCTGGAAGTGAGTCAGCCAGTAAAGAACTGGAGCGTGTTGAAGGGGATTTCAAGGCATTTGATGAGAATGTGCAAAGTCTTACTCTCGACAGAATGAATGAAGCGCCAAAGCTCGAGACACAGATGCAGACAAAGATGTCCTCCAGAGAAATGGACAAGACAACTGGCACCTACCTCAAGCCAAAAAGATCGATCATGGGCAGAGATAGATTTAATGAAAGCTTTCGTAAGGACTGGGAGTTTGCCAAAGAATACGTCAACTTCATTGCGGAGAACAAAGAAATCATTGGAGAGACCATTGACATGTGGACCCGTCCTTTTGGTGGAGTTCCAGCAGAAGAGTGGGAAATCCCAACAAACAAACCGGTGTGGGCTCCCCGTTATGTTGCGGAGCAGTTAAAGCGTTGCACATATCACCGTCTGAAAATGGAAGACAGGCCAACCCATACAGAAGGTGGCAACACATTCTACGGGACTTTGGCTGTAGACAATATCGTTCAAAGGTTGGATGCGCATCCAGTAGCAGCAAGAAAGTCCATATTTATGGGCGGAGGGTTCTAATTGAATCTCTTAAGCGATGTGATTACATATGTTCGCAGGATCATCAAGTCGCCATCGAATGCGCAGGTGTCAGATAACCTGATCATCGATTACATCAACAGATTCTGGTTGATGGATGTGGATGCCAGAGTGCAACTGTTTGATCTGAAAACAAAATACCAGTTTCAGACATCACCCGGAATCGATCAGTACAACATGCCACTTTACGATGTGCAGACAGAACCAGGTGCACAGACGATTGCCATGTTTCCTGTGTATCAGGGTTTTTCGCCAGAGGCAAGTGTCAATGGAATACAAATCCCAGTGTATACGCAGAGGGTGTTGTTTGAGAACATCTGGCCCAATTACATCCAGTCATTGAATCCAGTCATTACAGCAGACGGGACAGCTGGACCCTACACTGTCAACCTTCCCTTTATGCCTGCCATTCCAGGTCACGTTGACATTACCGGTATTATTGCAACTGGCGTAAACCAGGATCCTCCGTTCGGCAACGTGTTAAATACAGCCATTCCATCGACAAGCATTTATCCCGGTGTGTATTTTACAGCTGTCGATGCCAATGGTAACAAAGCGGTTGTGTCAGACAGTGGTCAGTTTTTGCTCAACAGCGGAGACGGAGATCTTTACGGACTGCTGATGATTCCAGGTAATGCACCGTTTGGTTATTCGCAACCCTTTGGTGGATACAGCACAACACTAAACACAGTCAATTACAATACAGGTGTGGCAAGTGTCACATTCGCAACTCCAATTCCTGCAGGCAACAACATTCAGGCGCAGTGCTACTTTATCCAGCAGGGGCTTCCCCGCGCTATGCTGTATTACAATAATGTAATCACACTGCGCAGCCCTCCTGACAAATCATACCTCGTAGAAATTGATGCCTACCTTACACCTGCTGCTTTCCTGAATACAACATCAGCTCTTCCGTTTGGTTACATGGCAGAATACATTGCACGTGGAGCTGCACGTAAAATGCTGGCTGATACTGGAGATGTCGAGCAGTTCTCTTTTTATGAGCCACTATTTAGAGAGCAGGAAATGCTGGTGTGGAAAAGAAGCCAGAGACAGTTTACAGCAACAAGAACACCTACAATATTCAGTGATCAGCAGTATCCTGGATATGCAAACTGGGGACAGGGCGGAACATGACAATTTCATACAATAACGGAATACCTGCAGCCAACAATAACCCATCTGTTGACCAGCCAAATCTGCGCACCAACACAGATGCTGTTGATACAATTCTGCAAAGAGACCACATCTCATTCAATACTGCATTTGGTGGAACACATAAGCAGGTGACCTTCGCATCAAATAACGTGCCGTCTGTTCCGACATCTCCTCCAGTTCTTTTTACCAACAACGTGACACTCAGCGGAACTCTTCCGCAGTTGTTCTACTACTCTGGCGATGCAACGCATGGCTCTTCGCAATACACAGTGAATAACATCGTTGGTAGCACGTTTTTGTTTGGTGGAATGATTTTGAAATGGGGAACTACAAATGTTGCAGCGGGCAGCACTTCGAACGTGTTTTTCCCGGTTCCATTTCCCAACAACTGCTATGCCGTCTCAGCCAGTGTTTCGACTACATCACAGGCACCATCGAACACAGAGAACTATACGATACAGCCATTTAACTTCAGTATCGGTGGTTTTCAGATACTCAAGAGCAATTCTACCAAGATTTTAAGCATTTCATATGTCGCTATAGGAAACTAAAATGCGCGAAAAGATTGTTATCGGGCCAATCAACAAAGGTTTGAAGACCGATCGTGAGCCGTTTGTCATCGATAATGATTCTTTTCCAGTACTCATCAATGCCTATCAGTGGAGAGGCCGAATTAAGAGAAAACGGGGAACATCCCTTTTGGGCAGACTTCGCCGGTACTTTGATTCAACTTCTACAGCGTATTCTGCAACTGCAACAATTACGCTCTCTGGTGGAGCTGCAAATATCCTTACCGGATTTGGTCTGCAGGCAAACGGCAATATATTTCCTGGCTCTGTCACAATTACAGATGTGACGACATCCAATGTGTACACAGATCCTGCAATGGATGGAACTCTCGTGGGAACTCCATCAGGAACTGGTACGATCAACTATGCAACTGGAGCGATTACAATTGCAGCTGGGGCATCTGATGTCATCAGTGTTAAGTTTAACTACTATCCAGATCTGCCTGTTATGGGCCTTGAAGATTTGACTCTAACTACATCTCCATTTCCCGGCACAATTGCTTTTGATCAGAAATACTCCTACAACATTCTGACCAATTCTCCCTTCAGCATCTATGATGTCAGCTTCTACAAAAATCCTCCTACAGGGACCTATGTTGGGTATGTTCAGAAAACAACAGTCACTCCTGCAACATGGAATGGACAGAACTATCAGCAGTTTTGGACGACCAATTATCAGGGCGCTCTGTGGGCAACCAATGGCATTACGATCCCTTTCACAACTGCCAACATCGGGATGCAGTATAAGCCTATTGTTACAACCACTGTAACGTCCGGTGGCCCTCCTGCAATTGTAACCCTGAACATCTTAGCTCATGGTCTGGTCGTTGGTGATTTTGTGTACATCAATGAAGTGGCAACAACTACCGGCATCAACTATCAGACAGGTTATGTGGTAACGGTTATCGATGCCAACAATGTCAGCGTAGAATTTCCCAATGCCACAATCTCTACAAATGGAACTGGCGGGATTGCGCAGTATTTGACAGCAAATGCAGACGCCACAAAAGATGGCATACGCTGGTATGACGGAGATCCGACAGATGGCAATGCAACGCTTCCGACTTTAGATGGAAGAAAAGGTTGGGTAAACTTTGCACCCCCGCTTTCCAACAGCGCATTTTCTATCTCTGATCTTCCTGCTGCAAAATACTATCTCGTTGGTGCAAGGTTGATTGTACCATTTAAAGACAGACTGTTGTTCTTTGGACCTGTTGTTCAGACATCTGTTGCAGGATCTCAGATGTACCTGGAAGATACGGTTATTTATTCACAGAACGGAACCCCCTATTACACATCCTCATTCACCGGATCTGCAACATCTACAGCCACAACTTTCAATCCTGTTCTTGTGCCAATCAACCAGACAGCAACAGCACCCGCCTATTTTGAAGACATTTCAGGATATGGTGGTTTCATTTCTGCCGGCGTTCAGCAGGCGATCACAACTGTTACATCTAACGAGGATGTGCTTATTGTCGGATTCAACACACAGCAGTCAAGACTTGTGTACACAGGCAATGATGTCATTCCATTTAACTTCTTTACGATTAACTCAGAGCTTGGATCTGGAAGCACATTCTCTGCCATAAACATGAATCTTGGAGCAATAACAATTGGCTCGCGCGGAATCATCATTTCCACGCAGACAGGGAGTACGCGTATTGATCTGGATATTCCCGACCAGATATTTCAGTTCAATCTTGGAAACAATGGTGATCAGCGCGTCTGTGCACAGCGTGACTTCATCAATGAGTGGGTGTATTTTACGTACCTTAGCAATGGTTCTGCATATATATTCCCCAACCAGACACTGCTCTACAATTATCGTGACGATTCGTGGGGGATATTTAATGAGTCCTACACAACCTATGGACAGTTTCGAAGACAGACAGGAAATACCTGGGCTACAATTGGAACGATCTTTCCAACATGGGCAGACTGGAATGAAACATGGAGTGCAGGCTCTACCACTCTATTTCAGCCACAGGTCATTGGCGGCAATCAGCAGGGATTTGTAATTTTTCGTGATGACGGTACGGGAGAAAGTAATTCGCTCTACATTCAGAATATCGTTGGCAAGACAGTCACTTCTCCCTCCCATGGTCTATCAACTGGCGACTACATTATCATCAGTGGCGTAATAGGTACTGTAGCATCCCAGGTAAATGGAAATGTTTTTTCTGTTGCCAATGCAACAACCGACACATTTGATCTTAACCCGACTATCACAGGTGGTACATATCTTGGGCGTGGATTAATTAAGCGCATGTACATCCCATTCATTCAGACAAAGCAGTTCCCAGTGTCGTGGGGAATGTCCAGAAAAACCCGCATCGGTCCACAACAGTATCTTTTATCGACAACACAGGATGGACAGATTGAATTGCAGATCTACCTTAGCCAGGATTCTTCCAATCCATACAATTTTGGTCCTGTAATCCCATCTACCAATGTTTCAAACAATTCGCTTATCTACACAGATATCCTGTACACATGTCCAGAAAGCACAAACATTGGGCTAACTCCTGCCAATACAAACCTCAATATGGTCACAGCATCCTCGCAAAGTCAGATATGGCACAGAATGAACACATCGCTTTTGGGCGATACAGTTCAGATTGGCTTTACACTGTCCGATGCACAGATGCGGGATCCCGACAAAGAAGTGCAGTTTGAGGAGATTGAGTTGCATTCCATTATACTCGATGTATCACCATCGGGAGTATTGGCATGAGCACGAACATTGTCAATCAGGTTTCGTATCTCAGGACAACACGTTCCTTTCCAGAGGATCCTAAAGCTCTGGGTGTTGAACTATCCAAAAGCTATCTCGACACGGCAACTGCTATCAATACCCGGACAATTGGTATTTACTCTAAAGGTCAGGCTGCAGTCAATGGTGAGCAGTGGTTTGTCAATGGAAGTCAAAAGCAGCAGGCGCTGAGACAGATTTATTCGTTTACCGCAGCCGGTAATATTGCACATGGTCTTAACTTTGCAAATCTCACCCAGTTTACCAAATGCTCTGGATCCTACACAGATGGAACAAACTGGTATGGTGTGATCTTTGGAACAAGTGTTGCAATTGCCGGAGAGCTTAGTTTCTACATTACACCGACCAATATCGTAGTTCTGGCAGGAGCTGGATCTCCTGCAATATCCTCTGGCACTATTGTTCTGGAATGGCTCTCCAACGCATAACTGATAAATTGGTATAAATTCCTTTACAGGAATATACTTCATAAAAAAGAGGTGAGCTATGTCTGTATCTGGTTTTGGATTGAAGGGTAACAAGGTCCCAAGTGGATTCTCTCGTGGACAGGTGCAGCAGTTTACGCCCGAGCAGATGAAACTCTTTCAACAGATGTTCGGAAATCTGGGATCTGATAGCTATCTCAGTAAACTTGCCAACGGAGATCAGGGTGCATTTGATGAAATGGAAGCGCCCGCTCTTCAGCAGTTTGCAGGAATGCAGGGCAATTTGGCCTCCAGATTTAGTGGCATGGGGTCTGGTGCAAGAAACAGTAGCGGATTTCAAAATTCAGCCAATCAGCAGTCAGCCGACTTTGCCCAACAGCTACAGTCCAACCGGATGGGAATTCAGCGGCAGGCAATGCAGGATCTTATGGGAATGAGCAATGAGTTACTTGGTCAAAGGCCCTATGAGCAGTTCCTGACAAAAAGAGATATGCCATTCTGGAAGCAGTTGATGATGGGTGGTGTTGCTGGACTTGGGCAGGCGGCATCTTCTGCTGCGGGTTCATATGGAGCAGCTAAAGGCGCAGCTTGGGCTGCATAGGAGTAATATGGTACAGGTATTAGAAAGAAATCCAAGTTTTGGTTCACAGATCGGAAGAAGTCTTGGCGAAGGACTGGGATCTGCATTTGGGAATGCTATCGGTGGAGGCGTGCAGGGTTATCAGGATAAAAAGAACTCCGATAAGTTTGCCAGGGCATTCAAGGAACGTACTGGTATGGATCTGTCTGAATATCCACCAGAAATTCAACAGGAGTTCGCAAAGCAGTTTTCTAAATACCAGGCGCAAGAGCAGATGTTCAATCGGATGTTTCCATCAAAAGGCGGGAATCAGGGAGGAATTGGGAAAGATCTGATGAAAGGAGGAGGGGAAGGCCAATCAGAAGCAGGTATGGATTCTGAAGGAGTAGATCTTACTAATCTTGACCAACAGGATCGTATGAAATTGGCTATGTTAAACCCTGCTTTGGGGCGTCAGGCTGTCGAAGAAGAAAAATTAAAACACAAAAAATCAGAAACAGAAATTGCCAGAGGCTATGAAGAATCCAAACCCACTAGAGCTCGGGGCCGCCAATTAATCGAATCTTTGCCACAAAAAGAAATGGCACTCGAAACCATGAAAAATGCAATACAGTCAAATAATTTAGGAGCATTTTCATTGGATAATTTAGCGGAGTTAACCGGAATTGAGGGGCTGCGCACTCCAGAAGGGGCTGCATTTAAAACTGCATCTAAAGAATATTTCTTAGGGAATTTGGGAAGAATTGGTGCAAAAGGCCTTAATCAGATGATGGAAAAGGTAGTCATGGAAATGTCTCCTCTTATTGGAAGAAAGAAAGAGGCCAATCTTGCTGTTGCAGAAATTTTGGAAGCGGAAAACGATGTAGCAAGAAAAGAAGCCGAGTTAATCAATAGCATTGGAAACAATTTCAAGGAAAAAAATGGACATTATCCAGACGACCTTGAGCATCTTGTTTATAAACAGCTGCACCCATATGCAGTTGAAAGACAAAAAGAAACACTAAAAAAAATAGATCAGATAAAAGAAAAATACGAACCTAAAAATAAAGGGGGCGTATTGATGTATGATCCATCGGGAAATTTACGAAGAGTCCCTCATGCGGATATTAAAAATGCCGAAAAGGAAGGATATAGAAAAGGATGACATACAAGGAATATGGAGAGGTTATAGAGCCGGCAAAGCAGCAGGGAGAATTTAAAGAGTTTGGAAAGGTGATTTCACCTCTTTCGCGCACTAAATCTTTAATTAACGCACCAGCAAAGGGGGCAGTTAAAAGAGCTGGCGACATTGCTGGATTTGTACAGGATCTCGTTCCTTCTTTTATTCCAAAAGGCCCCCTGACACAAGAAAAAGCCCATAAGTATGCAGACGAAAATTTGCCAACCTTCGATAGGGAACCGGAAAAATTTTTGGAAAGAACTGGCGGTGTGGCAACGGAGGCGTTGTTATCTCCTGGAGGACTGGCTGCTAAAGCTGTTCAGGTTCCTCTCGGCGCCGGGTTGGGATATGCCGCAGAGAAGTTTGGGGCTCCGGAATGGGTTCAGTCAATAGCAGAAGGGGCACCATTTTTCTATTCTGGAGGAAAAAAAATTCCTCTAAAACCCAGTCAAAAAAAACTTGGCGAATTCATGAGAGAAAATGGATTGACTGAACAGGAGATAGCCGTGATGCTTAAAACTCCTGAACAGGTAAATAGATGGGGTAAATGGGCTATTAAAGGGGAAAAAAATAGCAAGTTGATGGAGTCAATCTATCATAAAACTGGAAAGATATATGACGGAATAAAGACTGAAGCAGGTGCTTTGGGAAATAAGTTTGTTACACCTGAGGCTGGGATAAAATTCTTAAACGACACTTCTGAAATTATTAAGGACATGCCCCACAAATACCGAAGCATTATAAAACAGGATGCAATTGACCTTTTGAATTCAGGAGGGGATTTCAACGCATTTACAAATTTTTATCACGACGTGAATGCGGTTATTGGATCTGAAAGCGGGGGGAAAGCCATTGTTGGGCGGATCAAAAAACCTGTAATGGAAGCCATCGAGTCGATAAATCCAAAACTGGCAAGCGATTTTCAGTTGGCAAATGATCTTTTTAGAACTCGGGCAAATGTAAAAGGGGCCTTAGTGAACCCAAAAGATTTTGATAAACTCATGGATTTAGGTGAAGGGCTGGGACTTGCGCAGGGTATAGCGAATAGAGATTCTGGAATGATTGCAAAGGTTGTTGGAATGTCTGGGTGGAGATATCTTGCAGGAGAAATGCTGACTAATCCCAGATTGCAAAACAAAGCCACTCGAATAGCTGAAGCATTAAAGAAAAATAAATACATGCTTGCAGAAAAATATACCCGTGAAATAATTGATGAAACTGGTCTCAATGAATATATGAAGGATGAAAATCAGGAATGAACCCAAGTGACAAAAGCAAAAGCCAAAATCACAGCAAAAAAACATAATATCATTTTATTTTTTCTCCAAAATTCTTTGCATCATCTGAATATATCTCTCCTCCAAAGTGCACAATCTGCCGTGAAAGTCCTTCATTTCCTTAGTGCTTTCTCTGTGCATAAACCAGCAAGCTCCAAGAGTTGAACCTGCTATGGCCATTACTTGTAACCAGTCCATTATTCAGCCTTTGTAACGTGTCTTGGCCTTCTTCCCACAATTTTCCTTATCGCTTCTTCTCTGGATGCGGGAGTAGAGTTAACCTGAACAAGAATAACTGACATTTCAAGACCGACCATTCGTTCCCGAATATCCCCAATTTCGTATTGGATGGTGTCAATTTTCTCATCAATTTTCTCGAACTTTTTATCGATTTTATCAAACCCAACACGCATGTCAGCCTTGATTTCATCGAATCGTTTGTCCCGACAGCTTTTCCAAAGTGCTATAATAGATGTCGTGGCAGCAACCAGCGCTGCTATTCCTGTCAGAGATTCTGTATTAAGTTCCATTTTTCACCTAAATTTTCCAGAGATATTATCATAGTTTGTCGAATATCACAATTCGCATTTATTCTTTTATTCTCTCGTCTATAATCCTGTTCACTATCTTTTCCAAATCGACTACCGCCAGACGGTTAAGTTCAGACCTGGCTATTCTAAATCCGGACCTGTCACTTTCTCCTATTCGAAAAGCACTTATTCGGCCTCTTAAAATACCTCTTCTTACGGTATTGGGGTGCACGCGTATAAGCCGGGCAAACTCCTTAATCGTAAGAAAGTCGGGGACATCTGTGTGCATGGCATTCACCAAAAGTTGTGAATCATGGTTAATTGACGAAATCGCGATTCTACTCCACATTTAATGTTAATTAAACATTTTATTCGGAGGGAATATGTCCAGTTTAGCCTATGGTATCGGCGGTCTCGTCAGCGTTCAACCAGCTCCAGTTGAAGGAAATGGTCCACCACCGGCCAGTTTCAGAGGGCTGTTGGGTCAGCAATATTTTGATGAAAGCGTATCGCCTCCACAACAGTATGTTTATAACGGTCAAACGTGGGCATCTGGTGGTAACTCATATGCAACGACAACAGTTCCAGGGATTGTTCAGCTCTCCACTTCCATTGTGGGTGATGCAGCCTCCACGACACTCGTTCCCACTGTAAAAGAAATTAAAGACTATGTTGACGGTGTTGCAGTAGCAGGAGCTCCAGTTGCTACAACAACGACTCAGGGTATCGTTACTCTCGCAACAAACGCCCAGGCGGTAGCAGGAACACCCTCTACAGGACTTGTTGCTCTTGCAGTGCAGCCATCCAATCTCGCTTCAGTATTTGCCGCACCTCCTGCAATTGGAGGAACAACTCCCGCAGCTGGAACATTCACAACCATTGGATTCACAACAGCCACAGGTACTGCTGGTGGAACATGGGCCTCTGGAGGAACTGCAATCAGTATTGGTGCCGATGCTTCCACTGATACGATCAATATCGGTACAGGTGCAGCAGCGCGTACTATCCATATCGGAGATTCTGCTCAGGCCAATCTGGTTACCATCGGTTCTACATCAGGTGCTGCTTCTCTTACTCTAAATGCTGGAACTGGTAACTTTGTTCTGGCAACAGCAGCTACTACCAACGTTACAATGGGTGCAGCTCAAACAAGCGGGACATTCACAATTGGTGGAACAGCAGCAACAGGAAACCTCACTCTTGGATCCTCATCCGGCACAAACTCTGTACTCATCGGTAACGGAGCTGGTGCTACCACTGTCAATATTGCCAACGTCACAACAGCAGGCGCTGTCAACATTGGTGCGGGTCTCACTTCAGGAACTATTACAATTGGTGGTACAGCTCAGGCTGGAACTCTGACACTTGGTTCAAGTTCTGCTTCCAATACCCTGATCATTGCAGGCGGTTCCGGTGCTACAACACTTCAAATTGCAAATGCCCAAACCGGTGGATCTGTATCCATTGCACATGCAATGACAACAGGTAACATCGTAATAGGTGATGCTCAAACATCTGGAACACTCACTATTGGTTCTACAGCAGCAGGAACCGGTGCGGTAAGAATTGCAGATGGTACAGGAGCTCAAACAGTCTCAATTGCAACAGGAGCTGGCGCCAAAACAGTATCTCTGGGAAGCACCAATACAACATCCACTACTACCATCAACTCTGGATCTGGAAACGTAAACGTTACAGGCGGTCATCTGGCAATTGCGTCCGTTGCAAAAACACTTCTTGTTAACGGTGGTGCAGTAACCGACTTTATCGGTACAGGCGTGCTGACAGCTGGAACACAGACTATTGCCAATACCAACATTGCAACAGGGGATGTAATTCTTCTCACAAGAACAGGGGCTGCCGCTTCTACAACACTTGGTGAGCTGAGCTACACAATCAGCAACGGTGCCAGCTTCACAGTGACAAGTTTAATTATTGGAACGCCTGGCAGCACACAGACTGGCGATGTATCGACCTACGCCTACTTTATTGTTCGTCCTACCTAACCATGGGTGACACAATAAAATTTTAATGGCATGATGGGTAAGAATTTATTACCCATCTAAAGGAAGGCAATATGCTTAAGAACGTTGCAAGACTTGAACATGTAATAGGAAGCAGGATATTTCATTTTCTGTGTGACCCTGATTCCCCATTAAATGAAGTCAGAGATGCTCTGGCAGTATTTAACGAATACGTAGACAAAGTTGAAGCTGCAGCAAGGGGATCTCAAAATCCCGAGCCAGTACAGGAAAATCCAGCTCCTTTGGAAGAACAACCGAAACAGGAGTAATCCGTGTCAACACAAGTAGCAATCCTCGATAATTTAAGGTCTCTTGCGTCTGGAGGAATATCTGGCACCTACGCACCTGTAGGGACAGCATTCCCGGCAGCAGTGCGTCTGATCTGTATTACAAACAATACAGACGGGGACATGATTTTTACAGATGATGGGATCAACGACAAACTTTTTATCCCAAAGGGATCTTTTAAGCTGTTTGATATTGGCTCCAACAGAACCAATAACAACACGACCTATGTCATAAGACAGGGAACACAGTTTTCAGTGAAGCAGAGCACAGCGCCCACTACAGGATCCGTTTATATCGAAGTAATATTGGGTAACTAAATGAGTGATGGAAGGAAGTTTTTGAAGGTCGACGTAGGCCAGATGAGTGCCGAAGAAAGACTTGCCTCTCTGGAGGGAAAACTTCCCGCACTCATAGAGAGAATCCAGTCCTATGACAAGATTGTAGACAGCTATAACGCGCTGGCCTCTGGGCTAAGTGCTATCAATAAACGGCTGTCTGACATCTCAAGGGATATTTCCGATCTTCACATGGCAGTCGATGGAGTCAACAAAAGGACTCTTTATGAATCCCAGGACAACCAAAATTCTTTTGCCCGAATCTCCAGAAATGTTGCAGATCTCTCAAAGAATCAGGATTCAGTTGGGGAGACTCACTCGAAAGCGCTGGAGAAAAAAACCTCTGAAATCATGGAAATTCAGAAAAATATTTCCCAGATTTCAGACAGGATGGTATCTAGACATGATCTCCAACCGGTTTTACAGTCTATTTATTCCGAAATGGAAGACCTGAAAGGGTTTGCAGACAGCAATTACGTAAAAGTTTCTTCCCATCAGGATCTGCAAAAATCATTACTCAATGCAACTGCTGACCTTAACTTCCAGATAAATTCTGTGGACGCAAAGGTAAATGCTATCAATGCAGACTTTTCGGCTTTTCCAAAGCAGCTCTCGGAAATTGATGCCAGACTCAACTACGACATCAACCAGCGCTTTATGGTCTTCTTCGAGAAAGTCAATACCCGACTGGATGCTCTGTCTACCAAACTTGTCCCCCAGGGGATCAGTCTGCAGGAGATCAAGTCTGAATTTTCCGGGCGTCTGGATTCCTTTAAACTAGATATCAGCAACTCGGTTCTCAAGAGCGGAAACAATTCCCAGCAGATCATTCTTTTGGAAAAAAAGCTGGAGAATCTGAAGTTGCTCTTCAATAAGTACATGATAGAACAGGGTTCCAGTGTCCCAAACGCAGAAGAGGGATTGTCTAAATGAGCCAGGCAGGAAAAATAAACGATCAGTTTACCCCGATTCCTCCGACAATCGCCACATCCTATGTGACCGATGCGGGCACTGCTGTTCCTGCAGCAAATATTTTAAATGTTCTGGGTGGAACAAGTATAGCCACATCTGCAGTCGGGAATACGATCACCATCTCATTCACTGGCGGTACCGGATTAATAGAGACGATCAATGGTGACACCGGATCGATAACAGGAAATACGGTCACAATCTATGCCAATAATGCGGCCAACAATTGTGGAGCGTCTGTCAATTTTGCAAATTCCGGCACCATATCTACATTAAATGTCACGGATGGTTCCAACAATACATTCGTGGGTTTAAATTCTGGTCGTCTTGGATCAAATACAGCAGGAAATACAGGATTTGGTCATTCCACACTTTCATCGCTAAATGGATCGATAACGCTCGGAACCAATAACTGTGCTTTTGGTAATGCCGCTTTAAACTCGAATGTGACAGGAATCGGGAACTGTGCATTTGGAGCAGTGTCGCTCGCAAATACTACAGGATCTCAAAACTGCGCTTTTGGTCAAACAAGTCTTGGAAATCTGATAACAGGCACTCAAAATACAGCTCTGGGAACTGCATCAGGAATTTCCTACACTGGTGCAGAATCATCCAATATTCTCATCCGAAACTCAGGAACTGCTGCCGAATCCAATACAATCCGTATCGGTACGCAGGGTGCAGGATCCGGGCAACAAAATAGATGCTTTGTAGCAGGAATTGTTGGTGTCACAACGACAAATACCCAGTTTGTAACGATCAACTCATCTACGGGTCAGTTGGGAGTTCAGTCAGCGCTTAATGTTACCTCATGGGTAGATGCAAGTGGGGTGATTCTGGCAGTTATAAATACAGGTTATTTTCTAACAGCCGCATCTACTGTTACCCTTCCAGCGGCACCTGTTCAGGGGCAAAGAGCCACTTTTGTTTGCGATACCACAGGATCGGTTGTGATCACAGCAAATGCAGGGCAAACAATACGTCTTAGCACGAACGTTACATCTGTAGCTGGGACAATGACCAATTCATTTCGTGGCGATACCCTTGAAATGGTATACCGTGCCGCAACTACACAATGGATCGCAACTCCCGGCAGCATTGGCGCCTGGACAAACGCATAAAAGGGCTTAAAAATTATGACATATGCGATTACCTCAGGAGCAAATTACGGAACAGTTAAATGGATCGTGTCTGCCACTCCAGGACTTGGTACCCATACAACGATAACTGCCGCAATCGCAGCATCTTCAAGTGGCGACACAATCGTGGTTCGGGATGGAACATACACAGAGAACTGTACAGTTAAGCCGGGAACTACTCTTACAACATGGGAAGGCTCAGGTTTTGATCCCAATGTGACTGTAATTGGTAAATTTACAATGTCTGGAGCTGGAACTGCGACTATTTCAGGGATAAGGTTGCAGACAAATTCAGATTTTGCTGTGCAGGTAAGTGGTTCATCCAACTCCCATCTAAACATTGAAGACTGTTTTGTTAACGCCACAAACAATACTGCGATCAGTTTTACATCCAGCGGATCTTCTTCTTTAACATTTAGCAATTGCACAGGTGATATAGCTACAACCGGGATCACTTTATTTTCTGCTTCTGGGTCGGGAACTATAGCCTTCAATTATAGCGATTTCACAAACACTGGTTCTTCAACGACAGCCAGCACAATTTCGGCAGGATTATTTGGAGCATCCTACAGCAAATTTTTAATGCCCATTACATCCAGTGGAACAGGCGGATTTTCTGTAAACCAGACAGTGATAAATAATCAAACAACCAATACCACAAGCTTAACGGTAGGCGGTTCCGGAGGATGCGTTTGGCGTTCGGGAGAATTTATTTCTGGAAGTGCATCGGCTGTTGTTGTGAATACAACAATGACAGGGACTCATTTGGATATTGATTCCTCCAATACCAATGCAATCACAGGAGCTGGAACGTTCAGCTATGGATTTATAGCATTTACAGGATCATCCTCAGGACATAACGTAACAACAGAAAATGCGCTTGCAACCCTAATCTAAGGTCTCCATGGTTAATAACTCTTCTGGAACAAATACAAGCGGAAATCTTTTCTCTACCAGCATCGCCAATGCGACCTCTCTTGCAGCCGATGCGACAGGACAGATTATTGCAGGGGGTGGAGGCGGAGGAGGGAACTATACTCTGATTTCTACGCAGACAGCAGCAAACTCTGCATTTGTAATTTTTACGAGCATTCCAAACACCTACAACCGTTTCCAGCTGATGTTCGATCTGGTCCAACCCATATCATCTGGGGGTCAATTTTACCTTCAGATTTCTACAGATAATGGCGCTACATACCAAAGCACCAATTATACATCAGGCACAAACCAGTTTTCCATTGCTTCTGGTAGCTGGTCGAGTTCTCAAACCACAGGCGGTATGTTGCTAACAGATGCAATTGCTGCAGGCAACCAGGATGTTCAGGGGACTGTTTTTCTTCACAGCTTTACCTCAGGCGTAGGGTTTCCGGGACTTGAGGGGATTTCATCAGGAAATTCTGGAACAATATTTGGGTCCATTATCCTCATGGCCTACTATAACATCCCTGGAGCTGTCATTAACGCCATAAGAATTGGTAATTCAGCCGGAAATATAGATACGGGAATATTCAGCCTGTATGGGATTTCCCAGTAGTTCTGGCATTCAAATCTTCAAGCATTCCAAGGATCAACTGGATTTGGAAAATGTCATAAAGATGCATGTTTTTTTCAGAAAAGTCTTTGTATATAGAAAACTGCATGTCAAAAAGTGTTTTCCACTTCTCTATTATATCATCTGTCGCGATCAGGCTGTCCATGCCATCCTCTGTCATGCTCGTAATCTCTGTAGTCATAAACTTCCCTGATAAATGCATCTGACTGGTCCTGTCTGTGCTTCTGTTCCTGAGAATCTCTTCTGTTATCATCAACAATCCTGTCATAGTCAACATGGAAGTCCAGAAAATGGTCGATCACAGACACGTCGGGGTGATCTTCCCAGCACGCAGCAACAGTAGTCAAAACGATAGACACAGACAGCATGGAAAGGCAGCTAATCCCCAGAATTCTATTAAAGCTCATATTCTCACCATCAAGGTATTTTTTACATTTCTTATAGACAAGAGTACTTTCTTTTTTAGTTTCTGACAATCCGTAAAATATTCACAATGCGGTATCAAAATTTAAAAGCAGGAGACAGTATGGCAGTCGATGCATTGGGAAGAGTGGTAGTAGGGGGAGCTAGATTTGCAGAGAATGGTGAGAGGATAGCACGTGGTGCGGAACTGATAGCCCAGAACGCAGAAAGGGTAGCTCCAGCTGTCAATAGATGCCTTGAAGCTGTTGCGCTAAATCCAGGGCATGTAGTGGTAGGAAACGGTCTTCTTGATCCTACAGCCAGGGAAATTGTGCAGAGAATAACCGTTGAATTTGGATCCAATCCACCCTGGGTTCCTTTTGAAAGAGCCGTGCTAATCCCCACGCAGGTTCCCCATGCCAGTACTCTGGTCAGGCGCGCCTCCAATCCGAGTCTCATGGAACATAACCAGAATGAACGTGATCGGGAAATGGACCGTTTTAGAGAACGCAATGAGAGAGACTGGGACAGACTGCAACGAGCTGGCAGGGAGCTTGCACTTACAGCCGGGTGTGCAGGGGCAGGCGATACCCAGGGGGCATTTGAGCATGGAATACAGGCAGGAATAGCACTGACAGAACCCTACGTGGAAGCAGGTCAGGGATTATGGCAGGCAACAAAAAACTTCTTTGGATGGGGTGACTGATGTTTTATGGATTAACGCAACATAAGGACTGGATGGTTACAGTATTTTTAATGGCAGTTGTATTTGGTATGGCCTGGTATTTTGGGCGGAAGAATTCAAAATAGTCAGTCGAAACCATTAATGTAGCTCCAGTCCCAGGAATCAGGATCCTGCAAATACATGTATCGCCAGTCGATGTAAAACATGTGATGTTTGCGTAAAAATAGAAGATCCACATTGTGGGGATTACTTTCATAAAGTGCGTCCCATATGGCCACAATGACATAACGGGGAGGGTATTGTTCGTATGAACCGTCAGGATTACGTACCTCTACTCTGGCATCTGCTGATAAGGCCATAAATATCAATACGGCCATGAATACGGCCACAAACCATTTCATTATATTTGCCCTGTAAAATTCAATTTATAATACGCTTGAGAAAAAGGGGGATGCCATGACACTCTCGGCGTTTCTAATAGGATTGGGGGTAGGTTTTGTCTATCTTTGCATCATATCGCTCTGCGCGTACATGATCTATACGACTGTCAAAAAACACCTCTGAGTCTTTGTTCTCATGGGTGTGGATGCTGTCAAAGATGGTCATCAGAGCGATCATGGAGATGAAGATTGCAAAGCCGATGACAAGATAAAGTGACAGTTTGGGATTCATCTCTTCCATAAATTAAAATAATTTTTTATCAAAGTTATTTATATATGCCGTTAATACTTCAAACATCTGTATTTTAAGTATTCTCCACTCCATCTTCATTTCCTGCATTAATTTCTTGTCACGGATCACCCTGTCCAAATCTTCTCTTGCCCATTCACCCTGACGTCTGATGCAATACTCACGGATTTGGGCCTCTACGGCCTTATTTGACCACCAGATGTACTCTGACAGCTTTTTACGAAAACGCCACGTTTCTCCGGCCTTAAAACAGGCCGTAGCGTAATCGTGCCATGAGTCGATGGTCAGTGCGTCGGGGTCCAGGTCAGCCATTTTCATTTCTGATAAAATCCTGTAAATTTTGGATAAGAGACATCGATGTATTGTGTTTTTTCTTTTTCCGTCTCAACGAATTCTCTTCCTAAAAACCAATGTACGGCTCTGAGTTCTGTGTGCTTTAGCAGAATAACAAGTTTGTCTCTGCATTCACGACAGATGCAATAATTCATGCGCGGGTCTCGATTTAAAAGAGCCCCATCTGTGGGTTTTTCTTCTTTACATTTTTCGCATGAAAATTTTTCTTTATAGTATAAAGGGTCAAAATCCATAATTTTCAATCCTACTTGGCTTATTTGGGTGATTTAAGGTAAGTATGCTTTTTTATCGTCGAATAATAGGCTGGCCAGTCTATGTACATCCCCTGTTTTTTAGCCATCTTGAGAGCCGATCCAACCACATATTCGCTATGATTCCTTATATGCCAACCGTTCCTATGCTTATATTTTGCAGACTCGAGAGCACTTTGAAACGTCCCCTCCGAGACGAGGGATAGCTTTAGTTTAATCTCTAGTGGAAGATCGAGACGGTCAATGTACTTAGGAATGGTAAGGATTCTTTCCGGAGCTTCCTTTTCCCTTTTATATGTCGGAGAACAGATACCCGTAATCCCTTTACCAGTAAGATTTACATATGTACCTGGGATAAGAAGAGGATTGGGTCGCAAATACCGACATGGGGGGTCGCAAATACCGACATTGCCATAGACAAATTCAAGTTCTTTTTTTAATAGCATTTTATACCAGTTTTTTTGCTGTTTGGTGTTCTTTTCCAGTATCCCGTGGGCATCCATAAACTGCATCGCATGAAGGAATGTCTCTGCCAGTTCATACCTGTTGGTTCTGTAAGCACGTCTGTGTCGCTTAACCAAATAAGGATATTTTGAAAAAAACCTGCATACTGTGTCGTATGAACAGTCAGAATTTTCAGCGATGTATTTTATTCCCATCTGTAAACCCAAAGGCATCGTACCTTTTTGCCAGGCCCTAAACCAAAAATAAAACTGAACAGCTATATTTTTATGACTGGGAGAAAGATTTATTAGAGTTTCAATCAGATTAAAAGCGAGAGGGGAGCAGTCTTTTTTCATCAGGATCTCATGGTTGAGTCCCGTTGCGACTATAAAGCTTGTATTTTACTTAAGCTTTATTCAGCATTATGGATAAGATATTGCGCGTTCGGCTCTACAAATTCGAACGTCGCGATCTTTCTCCGCCTCTTGTTAGTCGCAAGGGGCATTTTTTTTTGTGAAACCCGATCATCCTAATCTTCAGCCTGGATATCGGCAACGAATTTTTCTTAAACCCCTATGTTCAAGTAAGTTCTTCATCACCCATTTGCCGTAAATACATCTCCATTCTTTCTATAGTATGTTCCCTGCATTTTTCAGGAGTGTGAAGAAATGAATAGATGCAGTTGATATACCCATAAAACAAAGAGTCGCACATCGCTGCAGGATGGTGACCGGAATGCGACATGAAGTCTACCAGCTTACTCTGAAAATCTTTGATATTCTCTATTAACTCCAGAACAGCTTTTTCACGGTCACTTTTTTTTTCATACCTTCCCCTTTTCGTTTCCATAAACAGAAGAAATATAATTTTCCATCCATGCCATGGCAATATCCCGGAATCCTTCTCGGGAGGTGGTACATTCGTGAATGGTGGAATAAAAAATCACGGAAAATGCGGTTAGGCGATCCTGTTTTGTGGCTTTGTTTTTAATTGTGATTTTAGCCAAATCGTCAATGAAATTTTTAATTTCTGAATCTGTCATACCTGATCCTTTGAGCCATCTTTATCATAGTATGCGCTTTTATCAATAAATTCTTTTATGAAAACATCAATCAATTCCACTGCAATTTCTCTGAATTTTTGACGGGATTTACAATTTCTCATTAGAGTAAAAAGGAAAATGTAACTTGTGGCATTAATTACACTTTTATCCGAAGTGTCGTTTTTTAAAATACACTCATCTATTTTTTTAAGTAATTTTATGTTTTCTTCATCATTAATCATATCTGATCCATCCTCCATCGTATCATTGCAGGTTTCCTATAAGCTTCCAGATTCACATTCTGAAGTTCAGGCACGGAACTGTAGTCAATATGCCCTTTTGTGTGCACTGGAATCATCTTTATCCGATACCCTACACTTGGCTTCTCTCCACATAGATCAATGAGCTTTCTTTTCAGATTCTCTTTTCTCTCTTCAATGGCTTTGCTCTGGGTAATCAGGTGACTGAGTTCCTCTTCAAGCATCAGCCATGTCCTGTCTTCTCTTTTTACCAGATCTTTGGCGGTGGGTTCTGGAGGGATTCCAAGCTGCATGTTGTCCCAAAACTCTTTCTCCATCTTCATCATACCCGGTACAAAATCAAAATCCCTGGCTACCTTAATAAGAGCACAGGGCTGAATATCTCCCGGGCGATAGCTGAAATAATAAATATCATTAACTCCGGCTACTACTATTTGATGCTGAAGCTGCGGATAGTATTTATCAGGAACCTTACCACTCACTGCAATATCATGGTCTGCTTTTCCAGGACATTTTATTTCGCAGCAAATCCCAGCGTCATTAATTCCGTCCATGCTCGCACCCATCCATGGGAATGCGTAATTTGTGATCCATTCAGGATTAACAAAATGACCTGTGATCTGCTCAAAAGCGCGCCTCGCCTCTGGTTCCAGATCATTTCCACGTTTCATGGCATCATTTTGAACAGTCTCACGAGCCTCCATCTTGTCAAAATAAAGCTGTCTTGCAGTTTTCCAGGGAGACAGCCCCATAATTGGAGCTGCATCCGTGGCTGTGATGAGTTTTCTTCTGGCTTCCAGCCATTCTTTGGAACCGATCTCTAGTTTCATCTTACTGTGACTCCATAGGGAACATTATGCGATACATCCATATCAATTCGGTTTGCAGTGGAATGTCTTATTCTGTAATCCGTTGGCAGATCATGCACAATTTTGACTTCGATGACCCCACGTGGAACAAACAGGTAAAATGCAATGCCCACAATAAATGTGTGGGCACAAAACATGGCTAAATTTTTCATGTTTTATCCTTAACTTTTCTTCTTTTCTCAAATACATTTACCACATATCCAAAGTCTTTCTGCTCCAAATCATACACGTCAGATAGTCCAAACTTTTCACACAGGCCTTTTTTGGAATCGGGAAACTCTTCAAGGTACACATCTAGCTGTGCAGACTGTTCTTCGGTGATTTTTTGTTCTATTACTGGAGGATTAACAGTGACATTTTCCATGACATCGGCCTGTTCCATTTCATCTTTGGTGTAAATGCCGGACATTTCAGCAGGGAAAGCTCTTCGTAGTGCAATGGACTCTGCACATTTTGCAAGCATTACATGCGGCATATTTGACCAGAATTGTGTTACTTTGCCGTCTTTATCTTTCTGCACATACTCTTCAAAATAGGCTGTAGCAGCCACTTCATGCCATGTACCATCCGATGTGCGCTTTTTCACATAACTGGTAGCAGAAATGATTTTTTTGTTGTCGTCATAGACATACAGTGGCTCTCTTCCGGGGGAATAGTTTCCTGTTCTCTCAGCAATCAGCCTAAATCCATCGATGGAGGTTTGGATGGTCATGGTGTATCTTTTATCTTTATTGCTCCATCTTGGCACTGGATAGATCTGTCTCATAAAAGGATCCAGACCGGTGCGACGGCAAACTGCACTAAACAGTTCAAATTCGTCGTCGGTTGAGCCTTTACAGATTGTTCTCTTTATTAAATCAGTTTTTGTATCTATGTGTTGTGATGACTGTAGGCTCATTTCTGTACTCCTCTAAAAGTTACTCTGCTCTTACCATTTAACCAGTTCTTTTCCCAGTTGATCTCTGTGACCTTCATAAAGCTGGGGACATTTTTTTCTTCTATTTCAGAAATCTGCGCCATTACGGGGATCTCTTCACTCGGTTCATAGTTCACTGAAATTGTGATCTCATTCATAGTCCAAACACTCCTCGTAGCCGTATCCATCATAGAGTTTTTCCTCTGCCCATTTTTCATATCCTTTCCAGATGTCCTCTTCGATTTTTTCAGCAGGGACACCCGCATCCATTTCATCAATTGCCCAGCATGAGTGCATCAGGGGTTTGAGCACCTCTTCTTTAAATAGGTCAATCAGAAAGTCCATATTCCATGTGCACAGTCTGGGATCGTCACAGGGTTCTTCAAGCCACGCGTCAATCATTTTTGCCACCTGTCTTTCATTCCGTAAATCTTGCGCATAGAGCTGATTGACATTAGAAGAGAGTTGCATGCATCTTCGGTTTCGTTCAGGAACTTGTTGAGAACCTGCCAGTCTTTTACAAATTCCTCTTGAACCTGTCTGTCTGGTTTTATATTCTTGTCCATACCGATTCCTTGTGTTGTTGACATTTCCCCCGAGGGGCTAAATCTTCGGGGGATTTTCTTTTTCTACTCAATTTCATCTACTACCTGCCAACATTTAAGCCAGACCTCAGGGAGAATCCATCTTTCGATATGCCGTCATTATTGCCACACGTTCTTTTTTTCAGCAACAATTTTCTATTCTTCATAGACAAATGTTCTGTATTCTCAAAATAAAACTGATTGACAATCAATAATCTTTTTAATATACATCCTGTCGAAAGTTTTGTTGACCATGGACAAAAAATTCAAAATTCACTATGTTTTGATCAAAGTTCATGGGAGAATAGAGTGGAAACAGAAAATTTGTTGAATAAATATTTGAAAGAAAGAGGACTCAAGTGCTCTGAATTTTCCAGACTCCTCAAATGCAAGTCGGGCTGTGTCTATAAATGGATTAACGGTACAGGCCGCCCGGCGCATCAGAATGCATGGAAAATCCACAAGATGACCAAAGGTGAGATCCCAATCAGTTACTGGGGATACGCCATCATCAACGGGAAGATGAAGAGACTGGGAAATGAAGGGTTGTCTGAGGAATGCTTTAAGCGGGATTGAATGGTATATGTGTATGAAATCAGCGGCCCTCCGGTGCCATGGGCATCGCACAAAGGGACGGGCAGGAAGAGTTACAGTCCGCGATCTAGAGAAAAGAAAGCTGCCCAGTGGGAGCTATCAATTCAGCATGCTCACAGACCTCCCATTACAGGAGCGGTTAGGGTTGATTTTTTTTTCGAAGTGCCAGTTCCCAAATCTATGCCAAAAAGAGAAAGGCTCAAAATCGCTGCAGGGGAGAAGGTGTGGTGTACTAAACGGCCAGATCGTACGAACTACATCAAACACATTGAGGACAGCCTCTCTGGCACGGTACTATCAGATGATAATATTGTTGTCGCTGGAGAAACTCAGAAGTACTATGCTAAAGGCAGCCCTCGAACGCTAATCCATATTCAGGAGCTTTAAATGGAACTTACGCAGGAAGAGGTAGCTAAAGTTGTCTATGCATCTATCATTATGGCCATAAAAGATATGAGAGATAATGGGATAGGGGATGATTATCATATCGGGTTTCCTGATTTTGTGACTATTGATGATTCTGTATATGAATTTATCTCGGCAAAGGAGAGATTGAAATGCCATTGAAATCTGGAAAATCAAAAAAGGTAGTCTCTTCCAATATTAGATCTGAAATGGAAGCTGGCAAGCCCCAAAAGCAGGCTGTAGCTATCGCCCTTTCCAAAGCTGGCAAGTCAAAGTCTAAAAAAAAGTGATCCAGTTATACTTTAATTTTTGGCCGGAGCCTGACACGCACACTGTTTAAGAGCTTGGGATTTTTGGGGCTGCAACCTACCCATAGCTTAAATCAGGGTTCATGGCTCCTGTCTTTTTCTCAATCTGCACCCCTTCACCCAGTTGTCTTTTTGCTGCCGCAAAAACCCAACAAACAGTCAGGCAGCTCCGCTGTCCCTGAAAATATTCTGAACCCTCGCATTTCTTCTTGCTAAAAAAATACTTTCAGACAAATTCTTGTGATCGTATTTAAAATTTTAGGTTCACATTGAGGCTGGAGACGCTCTACCACTCAAACCGGACCCACAAGCATTGCGCCAGGTATGACCGGCTGCATGACAGAATACCCATCACATTTAACAAGTGGAAAGAAATGGAAAAGAAAATCAAAAAAATCGAGAAAGAAGAAAAACACCTCAGTAAAGAACTCAAAAAACATGAGAAAGCTGACATGGTGTGCAAAATGGGCAAAAAAGCTGCCATGAAAAAGAAGAAGTAACTTCTGTCTACCTACCTTCTCATCCTGATGGGCACAGCTTTAATCTGTTTGGAGTTCGTGCTCATCGTCATTTCATACATTTAGGAAAATCGCATGTTTGAGCTGTCGATAAAAGTTTCCAATGAAGAGAAGAAATCTATTTCCAAACATCTTGTCTATCGGACAGATATATACCTGTCAGAACATGATGAGACTTTGTCTGCTCTGGTGAATAAAGCGAAAAAAGAGTTTCCGGGTGAGATCCAGGATGTGAAACTCACGATCCATTATTTCTGGGGTGAGGAAGAGGAAGAAGTTAGTAGTACGGGACCCTTGTCAGACTGATCCCTTTTCTCAATATTCTATGGGATTCACCCATCCTGTCAAATAGCCGTCTTCTGGGGCGGCTGGCAATCGAGTTATATACCTTCTTGCACTCTTTGCACGGTGTCATTAGCCGTGCTGTCTGTTTATTTCTTACAAATTCCCAATCGGCTTTTTCTTTTTTGCATGTAGTACAAAACATCAAAACTCCTGAATTTTTGTTGATAACTTATAGACAAATCCCTTATCTTTCCATTTTCATGGTTTTCCACAGGAGGAACATATGCTCAAAACCCACATGTCACTTGTAGCGGCTTTAATCACCTGCACATCCTGCACATATAATATCTCGATGGCGCACACGCAGGGAAGAGCAAATGATGTGATTGACGATAACCAGACACCAACCAGCACGATGACTGCCGATGTTCAGGTGCCTGTTAAGGCAATTTAATAAAAAAGGAAGGAAGTAATGGAATGGATTCAATTTGTCATATTTTTTTTAGGAGTTTTTGGACTATTCATCTGGAACAGAACTGAGTCAAGATCTGATATTCGCCATATGGACAACAAGATGGATGCAAACCGTGAGCTTATCCATGCCATCC